ACTCGACGCATAGCCTTTTCTCTCATCTTAGCTCTGCCAAGTAAGAAAGTAAAAGCATCGTCAGTCGCTGCCATTATCTTAGTTGAGTAAGTAAATAAATTACTATTATTTGCACCACGTATCATGTTAGTAAATGCAAAGATAGCACGATCTTCTACACTTGCTCTACCACTGTCTTCAGCCCATCTACGTATTAACTCCCAGTTGTAATCTCCTTTGTTAAATTCAATATATCTAGTCTTGATTGTAGATAGTTCTCCACTCCAGTAGCCATTTAGCTTAGTAAAAAATAAATCAAAAGCTTCTGGTAGTGCTTCTAGCATACCATTCATAGATGCAAGGCTGCCACGTATAGTAGCTGAGTCTCCTGTGAATGGATATCTCATAGTCGCACCTAAGAATGTAGATAAAGGGCGTAAGAATGTTGCAGTACCTGTACCTAAAAGTGCTCGCATTGGAGTTTTAGGTCCACTTAGTACACTATGACTTATCATTTCCTGTAGGTTACGTATTAACGCACCAGTACGATCAGGACCTTGCTCTTCTAATTGTCCACCTTTTAGTACTTTTCTAGCCCAGTTGTCAAAATCATCAAGATTATTAACATCTTTCATCATGGTAAACGCTTCAAACAAAGCATTTAATAAATCATCATTAGGATCATCTTTGGCTATCTTCAGTACAGACATGATAGATTCTTTAACATCTGCCATATCAGATTGTACTGCTTGGTTTACAGCATCATTAACCTGTGCTCTTGTCTTACCAGCACCAAAAGATCTAAAGTAATCAGAGGCTACAAACCTTGATTTCTTTGTTTGATACATAGCAGTCAGCATAGTATCAACAATCTGTTTAGCTGGACCATCAATGTCATCAAGTGATACAAAATCTGCTAGTTCTCTACCAGCTATACCTGTATCTCTAAGCTGTTTCATTAGAGATCCTACTACTAAGTCAGCTGTAACTACTGTTTCAGCAGACCAAGTTTCAAATGTCTCGTCTCCTAGTGGTATAGTAGCTTTCTGTTTTTCAAATAAGTCATTTAGATACTCCTCTGGAGTCATATCCATAGCACTTCTGCCATCAGTTATCTTATGATATTCTGTAATAGCATCACGCCATACGTCAGCTAAAGCTTTTCTATTACCTTTGACTGCATCTAATTCTCTTTTAAACTTATCATCGCTCATCAGACCTCGTAGTGTACGTTCGACTATCTCATCTGTAGTACCTGATTCTCTAACGATGCGTTCACGTTCTACATTAGTAGTAACTGAACCAGTAGATCCATCTTCAGATCCCCAGTCTTTACGTGTACGTTTTAACTGTTCTCTAGCTTCTCCGGGTGTAACCTCGGATATATCAGCACCTTGATGCCTTTGAGCTACAGGTGCGTTTTTAGCAGCACGAAACTCAGCGTCACGTTGACGTATCTGGATTAATGCAGCTGTAGTTGTTTGATTTTCTATACTTGCATTACGTTTAATAATCTGACTTTTGACAGCTTTACTACCCTTACCTACTAAATAACCAACACCATCAAATGCTAGTCCAATACCCATACCTTCTACGATGTTTTTAAATTTCATCATAATAGGATGGTCAGTTTCTTTTGTAGATAGAGGTGTATCTATCCAACCGTAGTGTTCACGTAAACTTCCTAGAGCATTGTGCCCGTCAGACTCTTTAGATATTAAGTCAGAAATACCACCAATAGCCATTGCTCTGGTTACTGTACCAGCGTTAAGTAGTGCCGTAGCACCTCCCGCTAGTAGTGGAACTCCTGTTGCAGCTAAACCTTTTGCAGCTAGAACTGTACCAGCAGCTAACGAACCAAAGTGTACTGTACCTCTTAGCAGTTTACCCCACCAAGTTTTGGTAATGATAGGATCATCTTGATCTGTAAAAGGGTCCCAGTCTGGTTTGTAATAGCCTTGCTCTCTTTTCTCTCTAGCCATTGTACCATCTAACGCTTCCTTAGTACGTTCTCCAAAGGTTGCGATAGAGGATGCAGTGTCTTGCAGACCTCCTGATAGGATAGACTCAGCTTCTTTAGCGATTGCTTTGATGCCCCATTTGTCTGCATTACGAGGATCATCCTGAGTAGCTTCAGCTTGCTGTGCTTGCTCAGTTGCTAAAGCTTCTTGTTTTTTTCGTTCTTCTTCATACTCTAACGCTTGCTGTCGGTTAGATTGAATTTCGTCAACGGCGAATGATCCCGTAGAATCATACTCATTAACTGGATATTCTTCATTCATAGTTATAAGTTTTGTTCAACAAGCTCCGCTAGAGCTGCTGCACTGAGGTTGTCAGCATCTAGATAAGGACCTAGATCTCCGATAATTTCTTTTAACCTTTCTTTATCTTCTTTCGGAATATTGATGAGTCTTCTGTAAGTACCATCAGCTCCTGAGAATTGTAGCTTGTTATTAGACTTGTACCGTAGTCTTTGTTTAATAACACCTATTTGAAAAGCTTTATCAAAACTATCATCTAAATTAATCAGACCATTATTATATAATTCTTGCAATCCTACTCCTCTTATACTAAATAAACCAAACTCTGTGTTTTGATCGTAAGTTCCATCAGAAATACCTACAAGTATATCTTCAACAGTCAAATTTTCTAATGTAGGTTGACCCTCTTCTACTGTTATGTACTGTCCATTAGAACCTTTGATAGCATTAATACCACCGTTGTCATTAACTTCTGGATTAAT